CGGTAGGAGAGACCTGTCGGTCTCGGGGTGCTAACTAATAGTATAGGTTAGCTTCTATTGCGTCAGATAGACGCCTAGCCATGGCGACCGCTTTGGGTGCGGAACCCACAGCCGTGAAGTCCCAATTCGGACTCACGCATCGACGTGTTCTATAAACTGCGGTGTCTAGCCTGACACTAATACAGTCCATAGTTTTACCGTCCTTATAGGACTTAGGAACGGTAACCCAGCCATTAAGGAGACTCAGCCATAGCCCCATCGGGTTGTATAGCTTACGTTTAATCCCCTTGGGTACAAGTACTTTTTGTATATCATGCGCAAAACGGAGCGTCTTCTCGACGGCCCGGTCAGCTTTATACATGATACTCTGTACGTCGCGATTGACCTTTCGGTCCTGCACTAAGCACAGCGGTACTTTAACACCGGCATCGTCATTCTCTCCGAGTGGCACCGGTTGGAACGGTACGAACTTTAAGAGGTACTTCACAGTATTGCTCAGACTCACGTCAGTCCTGGCAGTGAAGTCATTAAGACGATTAATCAAAACAAAGATATCTTGGCGAGAACGCAATGTCTTAACATATACGCCTCGGATATCAGTACCGGAGAACCAGTCCTGACCGCAAGATTCTCTGAAGGGTCCTTGGTTAAAGGATTTATCTGTGTTAACAATAAAACCTAGCTGTTCGAGTAGGTGAACAACAGTTCTGTAAGCTTTCGACTCACATACAATGTCGTCACCAAAAACCCCGAAGTTGCCAGCATCCAAATCAGTAGGTCTCCTGACCTCGATTCCAAGGATGTTGTACACAGCAACAACACAAGAGGCGAAAATTAAAGTCTGCAAAGGGAATGTAAAACCATTTCCCATAGTAGACACCATATGTAGTGCTAACGTCATACCTTTGTAGGTAGTAGTTTTCGATCTAAGCTTGCAAATCACTTGGAATAGTGATTTATCGAGCACACGCTCAAGCAATTTGAGCGAGATCGTATCACTAGCAGAACTAAGATCGATAGTGGCATAGGAGCCGTCTATCGAACCCTGCCTCGTGAGCCATCGATTGTGGTCCGGCTGACCACTAAGATCGATGCCGAATCCGGTTTTAAGCCGGTCTTCGAACATAGAGCCAAGTCCAAGCTGATAATACATATTCAGCGAGGGCTCGACACATATGGAGCGCATTGTGTCCCTTGATTTGGGCACGAAAGACAAACGAGATCCTTCAACTCGCAAAGGGTGTCCATATTGGGCGACGCGACAGTCAAGTGCGTCACGCCAACGATCATCCGAGCGAGCCCGAGCATCGAAATGCTTGGACAGGAATTCACTAGTCGTTGAACCCTTACACGAAAAAGTCTTAGTGTAAGAGTCACCTCCATCTACGCAGATGGAAGCTCCAGGACCATGACGACCTCTATCAAAGATCTCATCATAATCATAGACGATCTCACTAGAAGGATACAACGCAAGGTGAAGAACCTTTCGGAACTCCCCAATGAGCTGCTCATCCCAACTTTGCAGTCGAGATTTATCTGTGAAATAACAACTTGCGATGGTATCAAAGTTTGCGCATCTATCATTCATGCGTTGAAACTTGGACCAGCTGTTTTCTTCGGCATCCTCAGAGGTCACGTCCACAAATTTCTTGTAGAAGGACGTAAGGATGCTTCGGGCAGCGGCCTCTAACCTATTCGTAGACGAGGCTACCGTTCGACACGCTTCTTCAGCGTGAAGTGACAGTATTTCCTGATCCCCGAGGTAGGGCGATACATCCGTGAGAAGGTGGGAGAAAAGAGCGTCAGGCGAAATTGCCATAAGGCGAACTCCACAACAATCGTGAAATGTAGGTGCATCATGATAATGACAGTCCTACATTGAAGCTACCCTCATCGAGGGATAGTCTAAGCAAATTGGGGGGCAAGGCCCCTAGAGGACACCGTTGATAACGGTATCCCCCCAATTGTCATCGAATTGCTTCAGCATTCCGATGTGGGCAGAGAGCCCAGCTTTCACGTTGGCTGGATCGACAGTATCGGCTCCAGAGGGCAAGCTGACCTTCGTCTCGATCAGCATGACTTGCGGATTCTGTCCCGTGACCACAATCACTCCCTTGCGGGTACGTGCGGTGTGGACGTTACGAGGAACAGACGGTAGAACCCCAGCGCTGCTCAGAACAACTGGACCTTTGAAAAGCGCAGGGCGCTCGAAGGTACAGGTGAACGGATCAGAAGCCGAGTGGTACCGAACGCCAGCAGCCGTACCAGAAGTCAATGCAGTCAAAGCTACCTGCTTCGAACTTGCATTGGGTGGGGTGTCCGCAGATGCGGTGAACACAGGGGTTGTGAAACCCGTTGCGTCAGCCCCGGTAATGGTTGCGGCGAAAGTAATGGACATAATAAAAGCCTCGAAAGTTGAAAGGGTTTAAGAAACAACAAGTTACCGATTGCCGGAGGTAACCCCTGTCTCACGACAGAGATTTAAAGGCGGCAAGAGCGGCTATGTTCACATTCTGCCCTGACGAGGGAAGCTTGAATACCAATGAAGGTAAGCCAAGCGGCTCGGCATTACGAGAAAATGATTTTTGCACTCGTTGTGCATAAGTTGGCTCGAAGCTGTATGCCGTTACCGGCAAACCAAAAACGGTAGAAGGTCTTGCAGGACTTTGGTACTCAGTACTGATGCACAATGTTCTGTAAGTCGAACAATGCCACGCCAGATCTGATTGTGCAAAACTCCACGCGTTCAAGATATCTCCAACGTTGACGAAGTAGTCAACAAGGAAGGAGTAAGGAATTAACTCATAAACGGTAGGGACAAAATCCCTTAGTCTGAGTCCCGTAGCTTCCCGCAAGGGAAGATCCGGCCCTACAGATGCAACTTTAACTGCACCGAGGATGCGCCCCTGACACTTGATTGACCGGATTTGTTCTCTCCAGTAATCAATGCCATAATAAGAAGCAACACCTGAAGTGTGCGAGATCACTCGCTCTTCCTCAGCAAACGCTCTAACTCTCACGAGTTGCGGCAGATCGCGTAGGCGAATGCATGCATCGTAGGCACCCTTAATATCAGCAAATAGAGGTATGGCACCGTACGTGAATTGTAGGTACTCTTCACTTAACATCCGAGGAATTAACTTCGGACTTAGGTGTCGAGCCCTACCACGACAAGCGCCAACATATTGTTTGATAGCCCCGTCCAGGGCTTTAAGAGGGTTCCTAATCATTTGGTAAGTCTTACGGAACTCCGCAAGAAATACCCCACCTTGCAGCTTTCGCTGTTCAGCAAGGCACTTCAGCAGAAAACGCGTAAGTACAGCGTTCCTCACTGAGTCACTCATTCCAGGGGCCTCTCCCGGTGAAGGGGGAGGTGATAAATTTCCAAGATGAGGATCACCTTGGACTAATCGGTCGACTTTCTGAGATCCATTCTCATACCTCATAGAGGCAAGGAATGGTCCTCCGATCATCGAATCCTTGGAACCA